ATTATATTTATTATAGATAAGGATGTGTATTAAATGGTGACAATGTCTCAAAGTACAAGGATGCAAAAAATGAAGAGCTTTTGGGAAGAAGGTTTCGCATCCTGGGAAGAATATGTGATGGCAGCCGTAAAAGGATATGCTTTTTATAAAGGTGGAGATGGTCAGTGGGATGCAGCAGACATAAAAGCTCTTAACAAAAAAGGCAGACCCCATCTTTCTATCAACCTGATTTTACCTACTATTAATCTTCTTAGTGGATACGAAAGACAAAATAGGATGGATACCAGAATCTACCCTAAGAGGGGTGGAAACAGGATAGTAGCCGAGATTCTTACAGCACTTAGTAAGCACGTTGAAGATACCTCAAATGGTCTATACGAGAGGTCAATGATATTTCTGGATGGTATTGTATCCCGTAAAGGCTGGATTGGTATGGATATTGTCTATGATGACCAAGACCCTTTTAATGGAGAGATACAAGTTATCCGGAAAAATCCTTTTGATATAGTAGAAGATAGAAATTGCCAGAATTATGACTTAAATAAGGGTGGAAAATATATCATAGAATCATACTGGGTTGACAAAGAATGGGCTTTAATGACTTATCCTAAGTGTAAAGATGACCTTGACCACCTGAAATATGATAATTTAGACAGCAGGGATGTATACCATCTTCCGGGAGACAGAGAAGATGCTGATAGATTTAAAGCTCGGATGCGTGAGACATGGTGGAAGAGTTATGAAAAAGCAGTTTACCTATGTGATAATTTAAGTTTAGAAAGAAAGAGGGTTCCTAAACCGAACATACCATTAATGCAGAGAATTATGGAAATAGACAGGAGACAGGCAGAGCAAGAGGGAAGAGCTAATAGATATCAGGCAAGGGAAGTTGTTATTCCGGTATTAAACTGCACAACCACTATGGGAGATTTAGAGCTTGAGCACGTTAAAAGACCTTACGGAGAAATGAGTAAGTTTCCATTGATGAGATTCACACCTTTCTGGATTAACGGAGATATGTTCTCAGTCAATGATAATTTATTCAGTCCTCAGCAGGAGAAAAATAAAAGGAGAAGCCAGGCTCTACATTTAGTGAATACTTCTGCAAATAGTGGATTCTATAATCCCGAAAAAGGTGGAGCAGATAAGGACGAATTAGAGATGTTTGGTTCTAAACCTGGTGTAGTTATCACATACAAGACTGTAAAGCCTGAGAAGATTGAACCTACTCAATTATCAAGTGCACACATCCAGTTAGAACAGTTGGCTGGAGCAGACATTAAAGAAATATCCTCTATCGGAAATAATTTGAGGGGAATACCGGGAGACCCTGGCGAATCAGGTGTTTTAGATAAACAGAGACAGACTCAAGGGTTGGTCGGTACAGAAATGATATTCGATAATTATAAATATACACATCAGATTTATGCGGAGACAATGGCAGAAATGATAAGGACAGGGCAGACTTTCTCCACACAAGAAGTTTTATCAATAGCTGGGGATGAGAAAATAGATGCCAATATAGACCAGATTATGGGAGCCTTGCAATCAATTAAAGTAGGGAAATATGGCTGTAAAGTTGGCAAGAGTGCGAATAATCCTACAACCAGAGATGCTAATATGCAAATGTTATTAGCCTTAGCAGAGAGGTATCCTGATACTATACCGCCTCAGATTATTATAGAATCGTCAGATACACCTAAGAAAGACGAGATACTGGAATACATTGCAAAGGCACAGGAAGCGGCACAGAAAGCGGCACAACAAGAACAACAGTTTGAACTGGCAAAAATACAGGCTAAGGCAGACAATAAACCACAGAAACAAAAGTTAGCTAAGAGATAATGCCTACCCGATAGGCTAAAATCGGGATATTCGTCCAAACTTAAAGGACGTAAAAATAAAAAGGAGCAAATTTAAAATGCCAAATGAAGAAGGATTATACTCGGACACAGAATTTAAAGGGTTATTACAGGATAAACAAACAGAAGTTCGCACACGACAGGAAGCCCAAGCTGAATCAGCTCAGTTGAAAATAAGGTTAGCTGAAGTAGAAGCTCGATTAGAAGCAAAGGGTTCTGAGCCTAAAGACGAGGGAGACCTGGACAAAGTAATGACCAAGGCAGACATGATTAAAGAAAGAAAGTCAATCAAGGAAGAACTTAGAAAAGAGTACCTGGAAGAAGCAAACAAAACAACAAAAGTGAACAAGGAAACAGCCATACAAAAGAGTTTTGATGCAGCTAAAGTTGAAATGACTGAACTTAAAATGGGTAAAGGACTTGACTTTGATTCGGTATGGGAAGGTACTAAGAGAGAAATAGCTAAGAATAAGGGTTATATATCTGCTATAAATAGTTCAAAAAACCCAGGGAAAACAGCTTATGAGATTGGCTTAAAAGATGATATTTTTGCTAAAAGAGCTGCATTAAGTAAAAAGAATTTTCCAAATCAAGAAAGGACTCCTAAAATAGGTGCCGAGTCGACAGAGACTCCTGCACAATACTTTTCACAGGAAAGGGTTGCCAAGATGACAAAAGAAGAAATCAAAGCAAATCTTCCTGCGATAAGAGAAAGTCAAAAGAGATGGAAAGGTTAATAACCTGTTAAACAGGGAATCGTCAACTATGGGACGTTAACTAATAGGCATTTCGTCTAACCCTTTAAGACGCAAAAGAGAAGGGTTTCAGCAAACAAAATTTAAAAAGGAGTTAGAAAAATGTCTATATTAAATTATATACCTGAATTATGGAATGTAGCTATGGTAGACGAGTTTGAAAAAGCTCATGTATTCGGGAAAGTAGCTCGTTGCAAAATAGATGCACCTATAACTAAAAAAGGTGATACTGTTCATATAACCGGAATTGGCGATATTGACATTGGTGATTATGATGGTACCGATATTGACTTGCAGAATTTAGACGATGCCGGAATGGTACTGACAATAGACCAAGCAAAATATTTCGCTTTCACAGTAGATAATGTTGATAAGTTACAAGCAAACGGTGACTTAATGGGTGAAGCAACCAGAAAAGCTTCATATAAACTTAAAGATACCGCAGATAGTTTCCTTAATACCCTCATGGCTGCTGGAGCTAATCTTAGCACAGCCGCAGATGGTACCGTAGATGTAACTGCAATAATTAGTGGTATGGCAGAAATGGCTTTACAACTCGATGAGCAGGACGTACCGGATGAACAGCAATGGATAATCATACCTAAATGGGCTTCTACTAAACTATTATTGGCTGGTGTTTATCATGCTATGGACGTAAAGGGCAACATCAATGGATTTATTACTGATGTCTTAGGTATTGATATGTATAAGTCGAGTAATGTAGGAGCAACTGCACCTTTGGCTGGAGCATACGGAGCAGTAGCTTTCGCAGAACAGATTGTAGAAACTGTAGCTTATAGTCCTGAGAAGAGATTCTCGGATGCTTTAAAAGGGCTGCACGTCTACGGCGGTAAGGTAGTTTTACCTAACGCATTATGTTTAGGCGACTGGACTGAATCTTTAGATACTGTAATTTAAAAATAAAATTGACAGTCCTCATTCACTTGGGGGCTGTCATAATCTTTACGAAAGGAGAATTAAAATGGCTGTTAAACAAGATGTTACTAATGTAACCTTAGTAAGAAATACTGGAACTGTAGTTACTCCTGTAGCTATTGCTGCTGACACAACTACTTTACTTATTACTCCAACAAAAGGTACTAACAAATTAATACTGTTAGTTGTCAGCACTGGAGCAGATTATGCGGTTACTGTTGCCGCAGGTGATTACTGGGGTGGAAAAGCACTCGATTCTGTAACAATGTCCTCAGAGTCAAGAGTATGGGTTTTTGAAGCTGCAAGGTCAATGCAGCAAGGTGTAGCAAACGCTGCTGCAAGTGCTAATGCTGACCGTATCGTGGTTACTTTAGCTGCTGCTGCAACAACTACTACTGCGGTTAGAGTTTTAGAGTTACCTTAAAAAAACTAAAGGAAGGAGAAAATAACAATGCCTTATTTTGTAGATTGTGTTGAAACGGGTAATATAGATAATGTTTTTGATAGCATGGTAGAATTAGTGAAAACTGATGATAACATAGTCTGTGTTGCACCTACACTCTCCCATGCTTTAGTCTTTAGTATCGAAACTGGTGATGTTTACACTATCACTAACGCTGAATTGACCAACGGATTTTTTACTGTCGGAGATAGAGTAATTGTTAGAGGTTCAGTAGATTCAACCGGGTTAATAGACAATGATGGTTGTTACACTATTGTTACCAATACCGAAGGTGTCGTTACTGTAACAGAGCCAGTTAAAGCCGCAACAAGTCT